AGAATTTGTCAACGCGGTTTGTGGAATTTAAAGACCAGTATCTCAGCCCGCTGATTGATAAATTCTTGGAATTTGGTGGAAAAGTAGCAGATGCGATCACAAAATTATGGACCGGAGCTCTACAGCCATTCATTGAATGGTTCATGACCAATGTGGCACCGGTCATAGCTTTATGCCTACAAGCCGCCATTGATACATTCTTTGGTTTCTGGGAAGCCGTTTCGGGTGTCATAGAAGGATTGCTCACAGCGCTTGGCGGTGTAATTGACTTCATTGTTGGTGTGTTTACTGGTGACTGGAGTCTTGCCTGGGAAGGAATCAAGGAAATATTCTCCGGTATTTGGGAAGCCTTGAAGGAACTTGTATCTGGTGCTGTAACATTCATCCAAAACGTTGTTAACCTGGCGTGGATTGCTATATCTGGGGCTACCAGTACCATCTGGAACGGAATCAAGACACTCTTGAATACTCTTTGGAACTGGCTTAAGTCTCTGGCCAATACATTATTCAATGCTATCAAGACATCCATCAGTACGGCCTGGGAGAATGTCAAAAGTAAGACATCAGAAATATGGGAATCCATTAAGGAGTTCGTATCAAATCTGTGGGATACAATCAAGACGGCAGTGGATGAGAAGTTCACGGCCATGAAAGACGCGATTACCGGCGCATGGGACACGGTGAAGGAAAAGACAAAGGAGACCTGGGACGGTATCTGGGCAGATATAAAGGGCATTATCAACATGATTATTGATGGTGTGGAGAACATGGCCAACAGGGTTATTGATGCGATTAATGCCATGATAGACGCCGTAAATGAGGTGGCGGATAAGATACCTGGCATCGGCGCTGATTTTATCCCGAATATACCAAACATCCATCTTCCGCGTCTGGCCCAGGGCGGTTTTGTCCGTGCCAACACCCCGCAGCTGGCCATGATAGGTGATAACAGGCACTATGGTGAGATTGTGGCACCTGAGGATAAGATGCAGGAAATGGTGGACCGGGCGGTAGCTTTAGCTTCCCAAACAAGCAGTAATGGCATGAGTGAGCAGTATCTGTCCATCATGGTAGACCTGCTACAGCGTATCATTGACCTGATAGAGCAGATGGACTTGACGGTCAACATAGATATCCGGGAAATCAAAAAGAAACTTGTGGAACTGGATAAGCGTAATGGATACACCATGCGGACTACATAAAGGAGGTGGACTAAGTGCCAATCTATATCAATGGACATGAATATCCAAACTATGATCGGGGTCCAGGCCTAACCATTGCTACGAACGTGAACCAGGGCAAGAATGCCCTGGGGGAATTCGTAGGGCAGCGCGTGGGCCGTGACCAGGATAAGATTGACGGCCTGCAGTGGTCCTATCTGGATGCGGCGACCTGGAGCAGCATCCTTAAAGAGTTTGAGGAGTTTGTGGTGACGGTCAAGTTTCCGGACATGAAAAACAACTGCTGGAAAACAGAGCGGATGTATCCGGGGAACCGGACGGCCAAGATAGACGAGATAGGTCCGGATGGGCTGCCCACCATGTATAAAAACTGTAAGGTGAACCTGATAGACTGCGGGGTGATGGAGTAGTGCAGGCGGCAAGTAATGAATATAAGGACATGATGCGCAGGAAGTGGAGAAACCCACTGTCTTACCTGCGTGTCACCATCGGCCTGATTAACCAGCAGGCCCAGGCATCCGCTTACATACCTGAGCGGGATGTGTATACCTATTATTCCGACCTAGTAAAGCCCATGGATAACTACAAGGTACAGGAGCTATATGCAACCTGTGACCAGGACTATACCACGGTGGATGGCAGTATGTATTTCCTTCCCAAGGATGCAGCAGACGTGGTGCTCAATCAGGGAATCGTGACGGATGGCCTTAAGGGAGAAATTGAAATCCGGTTTCCCGTTCAATATGACATTAAGGGGCTGACGGTGGAATTTGGCAAGGCATATCCCGTAGAATTTACCATCATTTCAGACAACCGTACCTTGAATGTAACGAATAATGCGGATGGCCATTATGTGACGGAGGAGATTTTTGAGGGAGCTACTTTCTTGAGGTTTGTGCCAGCAGCCATGGTCAATGGACAGAGCCGGTTCCGTATCAATCAGATTACCATGGGTATTGGCGTCTATTTTGACAGCAAGAAAATATTGTCTGCAACTAAGAAAGAGCATATCAGTCCGATATCGGAGGAGCTGCCTACTATTGATTTTGATGTGACTGTGGATAACAAGGACAGGGCCTATGACGTGGAGAATGAGGAGAGCACGGTAAACTTTTTGGAGATTGGCCAACAAGTTGAGGTCCTTTATGGTCAAGCCATGGATGATGGGACGATTGAGTGGATTCTGGGAACATCACTCGCACTGAAATCATGGTCAGCTGATGATACGGAAATGGACTTCCAAGCATCGGATTGTTTTGATGGGATGGACAGTATATATTACCGCGGCCAGTACCATCCGAATGGTATGAGCCTGTATGACATAGCAGTGGACGTCCTGACGGATGCCCAGGTGGATTACCGGAACTACTGGATAGATCCATATCTTAAGGATGTTCTGGTGGTCAACCCGATGCCGGTAGTAACGCATAAGGAAGCTCTGCAGCTGATTGCTAATGCCGGCAGGTGTATCCTGTATCAGAACCGGGCCGGTAGAATAATCCTTAAATCCAGTTTTGTGCCGGATATGGTAGCGACATCTGACAACGAGACGTACTTTTCTCATGCGGCAGCCATCCTGGACCATGCGAAAAAGGAAACGTATGCCCTGCCTGGCCAGGATTATACAGGCGTATCCAGCACACAATATTTCCTTCCAAGGCAGACCGATGGAATCACATATCTCAATACGGGCTATGTATCGGAGGCCGTCGCTGGAGATAATGGGTTGTTTGCAGATAACCCTAC